CTAAGGAACATAAATTTTTCACACAGAATACGGTTTGTCCTACCTGTAATCAGGGCATTGAAGAGACCTTCAGAATAAATAGAATTAACGACGCTCAAGATAAAGCAAAGGAGTTGCAATCTGGTTACAAAGAACTAGAGGACGCAATTAATAAGGAAGAAGAGCGAGAGCGTCAATTCACCATCCTATCGAAGGAGATTACAACACTAACGCATGGCATTTCTCAAAACAATGTTAAGATCGCTGGATGTCAGAGACAAATCAGAGATCTGGAATCGGAAATTCAAAGAATTACCGACCAACTTGCAAATCGAAATACTGAGCATGAAAAGCTAGAAACCTTCAAGGACAACTTAAAAACTACATACGACGAACTCGCTCAACGTAAGGACACGATCAACTATTACGATTTTTCGTATAGTCTTCTGAAAGACGGTGGAGTCAAAGCAAAAATTATCAAGAAGTATCTACCGCTGATAAATCAGCAAGTCAATAAGTATCTTCAACTTATGGACTTTTACATTAACTTCTCTCTTGATGAAGAGTTTAATGAAACCGTCCAGTCCCCAATTCACGAAGACTTTTCTTACTCTTCTTTCAGCGAGGGAGAGAAGATGAGAATCGATCTGGCACTCTTGTTTACCTGGAGAGAGGTAGCAAGGATGAAGAACTCTGTTAATACAAATCTATTGATTATGGATGAAGTGTTTGATAGTTCTTTGGATGGAGTCGGAACAGAAGACTTCCTTAAGATTATTCGCTTTATCATTAAAGATGCTAATATCTTTGTTATATCTCATAAGGAATCCTTACATGACAAATTTGAAAATGTCACAAGGTTTGATAAAGTAAAAGGATTCTCACGTATAGTATCCTGAAAAGGATAGAACAATGAACCTCCCCAACTGGCAGCACCACAGCAAGAAAGAACAAAAAAGAAAACTGAAACCTCAAGCACTACGTCAACGTAAAGAAGCATTGAGATACCTAAAGTTAAAATTAAATGTAACAAAAACTACATTAAGTTAGCATACGCTGACTACATAATATAGAATTGGAGAACGGAATGAACTAAAACCTCATTTGTTATTTGAACATTGTAATCGGAGGTATCATGCACAATCTCATTTCATATAATCAATTGGCGGGTTGGAAACAAAGCGTTGATCACTTGACAAAGACACTAGATCGAGCGATGGATGAATCTGATCTATTAAACGATTATTACGACTGCTTAATTGAGTGTGATGATGATCAGTCTACATGCAAACGTATTTGTAGGAGTATTCTTTCATAGCCAACCATAGACACTTTAGAAACTGTCACTGAGGGCCCTCACCGAAAGGTGGGGGTTTAGTATTATAGGTACAACCGAGAGAAACCTATGGCGGTCAACCACGAAATCAAATCTCAACTCGCCAAACTCCTTGCTACAGAGGACCTGATCGTAGAGCACAAGCAAGTTGACACTGCTTGTTTCAACGTTCACACCCGTGTGCTGACCCTTCCAATGTGGGAGAAGGCAAGTAATAGTGTCTATGATATGTTGGTTGGACACGAGGTGGGACATGCTCTATATACTCCTGATGAGAACTGGTTAGAGAAAGTTGCTATTCCCCCTCAGTTTGTAAACGTGGTAGAGGACGCACGTATTGAAAAATTGATGAAGCGTCGTTATGCTGGACTCGCAAAGACATTCTTTAAAGGTTATCAAGAACTCAATGACGAAGACTTTTTCTCTATATCTGATGAGTGCGTTGCTGATTTTAATCTTGCTGATCGTGCAAATCTATACTTTAAGATCGGCAATTTTGTAGATATCATTTTCACTGCTGATGAGCAAGTCATCATAGATAAGATTAGTAATACTGAAACCTTTGATGAAGCATTGGAGGTTGCTGAGGAACTTTATCTTTTTTGTAAGAAAGAGAAAGAGGAGCAAGAGATTCCTAACCTTACACCACCACCTGAGGTGCAGGAAGGTAATACTCAAGGATCTTCTACTCCTACTCAGCAGCAAGGTATATCTGAGGACTCGGGTGAGGGATCTGGATCATCCTCTGAATCGCGGGCTTCGTCTCAGAGCGAAAGTGATGCATCGGTATCTGGCGCTGATGATCGGGTTGATATTGAACCTGATGTAAAAACTGCTGATTCTCTCCAAGATAAACTTCAAGATCTTGTTGAATCATCGGGTTTTGAGAATCTGTACGTGGAAATTCCTAAGGTTGATCTAAATCATATCATCGCATCGAACACTGACATTTATCAGGAGATTGATCGTTGGTTTGATATGCAGTCCAAGAATGCTGAAGAAGGTAATAGTATCTTTGGTCCTGACATCTTCAAGGTTGCAGATGAGGCATATATGAAGTTCAAGCGATCCGCACAGAAAGAAGTAGGATATTTGGTCAAGGAGTTTGAGTGCAGGAAAGCAGCAGATTCGTATGCCCGTGCTACCACTGCTCGCACAGGTGTCCTTGATACTTCACAACTTCATACCTATAAGTATAATGAAGATCTCTTCAAGAAAGTTTCCGTGATTCCTGATGGTAAGAATCATGGTCTTATCTTTATTCTTGATTGGAGTGGATCCATGAGTCGTGTCTTGCTGGATACTTGCAAGCAACTTTACAATCTCCTGTGGTTTTGTAAAAAAGTTTCGATTCCTTTTGAAGTCTATGCTTTTTCAAATGAGTGGAAGCGTGTGATGCATGGTCAAGAGTATCCTTGTTCATACGAGAAGAAGGAGAATCTTCTTGCAGTAAATGAGGAGTTTTCTTTGATGAATCTTTTTACCAGTAAAGTTAATGGTAAGACTCTTGAGCATCAGATGCTTAACATCTGGCGTATTGCCAAAGCTTATGGTGACAACTATCGCAGTCACTATTCCACACCCACCCGTCTGGGACTGTCTGGAACCCCGCTGAATGAGTCTCTGGTATGCTTGCATCAGATTCTTCCTAAGTTTCAAGCAGAGAATAAACTGCAAAAAGTTCAGTGTATTGTCCTTACTGATGGTGAAGCAAATCATCTTCCCTATCATAAAGCGGTCAAGCGTCACTGGGAGACCGAGACATACATGGGAACAAGTCAACTTAGAGGTGGTATTTCATTCTTGCGTGATCGTAAGACTGGCAATACATATAAGATTCCTTATGGTTGGAATCAATTCACAGACCTTATGTTGACTAATCTTCGTGACAACTTTCCATCAGTCAACTTCATTGGCATCCGTGTTCTTGAGGGACGTGATGCCAATCCTTTCATCCGCCTGTATTACGACTTTGGTGTGGATGAGTATGATAAGATTCAGAATGATTGGAGAAAACTTCGTAGCTTTTCTATCAAGAACTCTGGTTATCATGCTTACTTTGGTTTGTCTTCCACATCTCTTTCTCAAGAGTCAGAGTTTAATGTTGATGATGGAGCATCAAAAGCAAAGATCAAATCTGCCTTTGTCAAGTCGCTGAAGACCAAAAAACTAAATAAAAAAGTTCTGGGTGAATTTATTTCTCTGGTGGTATGAGACTAAAACACATTGTTCTAGAAGACACTAAAGAAGTGTTGGTGGTATGCACTAGTGCTATCACCGCTATGGGCATAGGTGCCATGGTGAATCAATACTATCCAGGGTACACCGCAAAGATAATCTCAGAGAGTTACTACAATCGAAAGACAGTTGAGTAACTGTCCATTGGGGGGTTTGAGACCCCCCTTTTCCGTTTATAATGACTACAGTTCAAACAAAGGCAATGGCATTGTCCCCCGAGTACATCCGCACCTCACTCCAAGAATTGTACGGCACAGAGTTCACTGCTCCCGATGTCCGTGCTTGGTGTGCTATGAATGGCTGTAACTATCAGACGGTTACCAAGAAACTGGAAGAATATAAAGTTGGTCGTGGTAAGTGGAATTTGGAAGTAACTAAGAAGACTGTAGAAGAATTGGAAGTAACGTATAATGCTCCTGCTGCACAAAACCTTATCCCTCAGAAAGATGATTCCTTCGTCCAGTTTGGTAATTTTACTGATATTAAAAAAATTGTTAAGTCCGGTCTATTTTATCCAACGTTCATTACGGGTTTGTCGGGTAACGGTAAAACGTTTTCTGTTGAACAAGCGTGTGCCCAGATGGGTCGTGAACTTATTCGGGTAAACATTACGATTGAGACTGATGAAGATGATCTTATTGGTGGATTCCGCTTGCTCAATGGTGAGACCGTTTGGCACAATGGTCCGGTCATCGAAGCCTTGGAGCGCGGTGCGATTCTTCTGCTTGACGAGATTGACCTGGCTTCCAACAAAATTCTTTGCCTTCAATCAATCCTTGAAGGAAAGGGTGTCTTCCTGAAGAAAATTGGTAAATGGGTTGCACCCAAGAATGGTTTCAATGTAATCGCCACTGCTAATACCAAGGGTAAGGGTTCTGATGATGGTCGTTTTATTGGCACTAATGTTCTCAATGAAGCATTTCTTGAGCGTTTCCCTGTGACCTTTGAGCAAGAGTATCCGACTGCTGCAGTAGAGCAGCGTATTCTGAACAAGATTTGCGATGATGCTGATTTCTGTAAGCGTCTTTCCGATTGGGCAGACATTATCCGCAAGACCTTCTATGATGGCGGTATTGAAGAAGTCATTAGTACCCGTCGTCTGGTCCATATTGTCAAAGCTTTCAGTATCTTTGGAGATAAAGCAAAATCTATTGAAGTTTGTGTAAATCGTTTCGACGATGAAACTAAGCAGGCATTCTTGGAACTGTACGACAAGGTTGATGTAGATTTTAAGATGCCTGGTGAAGAAACTCAACTTTATGTTGTTGACTCTACACCAAAATTTTGATACAATATGACTAATGCATGGTCCCTTTTATTTGACGAACTGAACATGTTTAAACAAGATTATAGTGAAGACGATAATATCGATCTATCTTCACATGTTGTTGGTGGCACTGGGACGGACTCTCTGTCTCTGGAGAGTGAATCCTTGACATTTAATGTTGAGGTTCCTAAACTACCTGATACTCCCAAGAACGAAAATGGTTTTTGGAAGTATCATGAGGATGTAATCCTCAAAGAGATTCGAGAGTATCTTGGTGGAACCTATCGTTCACACTATGCTTCTCCAGAATCACAAACTCAGACCCTTGATCTGATTGAAGGTATTGGTGACGCAGAACCATTCTGTCGATCCAATGCTATCAAGTACCTTTCGCGATTTGGTAAGAAAGGTGGAAAGTCAAAGCAAGACATTCTGAAGGCAATTCACTACTGCATCCTTCTTTATCATTTCGCTGGCCTCTGTAATGAAACTTCGACCCCTTATGAAACTTTCTGATAAAACTATTTCTGTCCTGAAGAACTTTTCTTCTATTAATCAGTCTATTCTTTTTAAGGAAGGTAGCAAACTTCGCACTATCAGTGTGATGAAAAACATTCTTGCAGAAGCAACAGTTACTGAAGAGTTCTCTCGTGACTTTGGAATTTATGATCTTAATCAGTTTCTGAATGGATTAGGTCTGCATTCCAGTCCTGAACTTGACTTTGCTAATGATGGATATGTTGTGATTCGTGAAGGTCGTTCTCGATCTAAGTATTTCTTTGCTGATCCAAACGTTATTGTAACTCCTCCTGAGAAAGCAATTTCCCTTCCTACAGAGGATGTCTGCTTTGAACTTTCTACATCAGTTCTGGATAAACTCTTGAAAGCAGCAGCAGTCTATCAACTACCTGACATTTGTGCAGTTGGTGAGAATGGTGTTGTGAAACTCGTTGTTCGAGATCGTAAGAATGATACCTCTAATGCTCACGAAGAAGTTGTAGGTGAAACTGATAAAGTGTTCTCCTTTAACTTTAAGGTTGAGAATATCAAGGTTCTTCCTGGAACTTATGATGTGGTTGTGTCACAAAAACTTCTATCACGATTCACCAGTAAAAATCATGATTTAACTTATTACATTGCGTTGGAACCTGATTCTACATTTGGATGAGATGAGTGAAAACACTTTATATCCACGATCTTGGAAATGGTTGCTGTATAACACATGACGGTTATATTCAACTAGGATATATGTGTCATAGTTTGGAAAAGCATAAGGAGTTAAACCCATCAATAAACTGGGTTGTGACTTACTGGTTGCCTGACGTATTCAAGGACAGATATCCAAGAGCCACAATGCAGTCGCATCAACGGGTATCTGACGGTAAACTAGGTTGTGAGAAACTAAAAGACAAATGAACATCTTTGTGACAGACCCCAATCCGGTGATTTGTGCTCAGGTTCTCCCTGACAAACACATCGTCAAGATGCCCTTAGAGTGCTGTCAGATGCTCGCTATCGTTGCCTCTGAGAAATGGGGACATGGATTCGGCGACCTTCCTAAGGCGAATGGAACGCCATACAAGACCACCAAGGGAGCATTTCGCAATCACCCCTGCACTGTGTGGGCAAGTGATTTCGTGCTCAACTGGCGTTGGTTAATTCAACATGGACTTGCTCTATGTGAAGAGTATTCTCACAGATACCAAAAGATTCACACTTGCTTACACACTCTTGCATACGCAAACCAAATCTTTCCTTACGGCGATCCAGCAGGACGCTCTGGTAAAGAACCCAAACCATTTGCCCGAGCAATGCCTGATGAGTTTAAATATGACACAAGCATTGACACTTTTACTGCTTACAAAATGTACATTAGCAGCAAACCTTGGGTTGCATCTAATTATATTCGTGACCCATCCAGAAAACCGGATTGGGTGTGACTCATGAAACATATACTTTTTACTCTAAAGGGATGTTGTCCTGAACTTCTTGATAACAAAGAGTTCATTCGAGTTCTGTTATTCAGAGCAGCAAAAGAATGTAAGTCAACTCTGTTAAACCTTGCAGTTCATAAGTTTGAACCTCAAGGTGTTACTTGTGTTGCTATGCTTGCAGAGAGTCACATTAGTATCCACACATGGCCAGAGAAAGGAATGGCAGTATGTGATATATTCACATGTGGAGAAACTGCTACACCTGAAAATGGTGTAGAATATATGAAGGAAAAATTGAAGGCAACTGACATTATGTCAGAACAATTTGAGAGACCTTTAGAATGAAAACTACTCTAACTGTTGAGGATAACAATTTTCTAACTTTTACTCCAGAAATCCTAGAAGCAACTGGATGGAAGGAAGGAGATGTATTAGAATGGATTGATAATAATGATGGTTCATTTACTTTGGTGAAACAAGAAAATGCGTGATGAATTTTTGTGGGTTGAAAAGTATAGACCTAAAACAATTGAAGAA